TCCCTGATCCTGTTATCCCTGATCCTGTTATCCCTGATCCTGTTATCCCTGATCCTGTTATCCCTGATCCTGTTATCCCTGATCCTGTTATCCCTGATCCTGTTATCCCTGACCCTGTTATCCCTGACCCACCCCAAATAGACCCTGAACCGCCCGTAGAACCGATTTCAACGCCTGAACCTATTCCTACCCCTGACCCTGTTATTGAACCCGTTGCTGACCCGATAGACCCTGAAATTATTTATCCTGAAATCATATCACCGCAGGAACAATATCAAGCAATGATGGAAAGTTTGATGGAAGAAGCTCAAGCAGACGATATTCAAGTGCCAGAAGAAATTGCTAACATTCCAGTTTTAGGTGCTTCCATTGTCGCTTTAACTGAAGCTTTCAATTTTGTTGGCAACGTTGGAGCAGATATGTCCCCTGCCGTAAGGCACAAGGCAAAACAAGAAGTCGTGGCGGCCATTGTCCTAACACAGATTAGCCAATTTGCGACTAGTCAATCATTGGCTTCAGCCCAGGCTTCCGCTAGTTCTTCCGCTAGTGGATCAGGTTCAAAAACAAGGAGAATAAAAGAATGAACTTTCTAAAAGACATTATTGGTCAAATTTGGACTTTGCTAGGAATGTTTGTCGCTTGGATTGTTTTAGAAGGATCGGCTAAAACAGTTATTGGTTATTGCATTTTGGCAAGCGTAGTGATTTGGGTGATTACTTTCCCAATTCGCAATAAAGATGACTAGAATTCCATAGTTTTTCTAATTTTTTTACGTTGTTCGGCTGTTGCTCCGCCCCAAATCCCGTATTCTTCATACATCCCAACTTTTAGGCATTTAGCCATTACTGGGCAACGCATACAGATTTCTCTAGCAGTTTCTTCAGCTAATTTAGCCATTTCAAAATCTTGACCTATTCTTGCCCGAAAATCTTCGGGAAAAAAGACTTCAGGAACTTGAACACATTCAACTCCCCCATTATCTAAAATTGCTTCATTGAGATCTAAAGTAAGTCGGGCTTGTGTCTCTTTGTCGGGGGTCATTACTATAGTTTAGGTATGAATGATAATAAATTGATGCAAATCCTTGAAAACGCTGTGTTTCTAGGAAATTTTCAAAACAACTCGCCTGAATGGCACGCCCTAAGAAATGAGACGGGCATTATTTCAGGATCAGAAATTGGGGCAATCCTAGGATTATCACCTTTTACTTCTGCAATCACTTTGTGGGCTGAAAAAACAGGAAAACTGCCTAGGCAGACTGTCGGAAATACTGCAATGCGTTTAGGGCAATTGGTTGAACCGGCAATTAGAGAATTGTATAGAGAGCAACATCCAAATCATTTAGTTCAGGAAGTTGGCACTTATGCTTCTAAAGATTATGGTTGGATGCACGCAAACCCTGATGGTATTTGTTTAGATGAAAATGGTGAAGCTTATGTTCTGGAAATCAAGCACACCGCAACTTATTGGGATGCAGTGCCAGAGCATTATAGGGCGCAAGTATTTTGGTATATGAAAGTTTTCAATCTAAAGAAAACAGTTTTTGCTGTCGTAAATGCTGGCAGATACAAGGAATATGAAGTGCTTTGGGATCAGTTTGAATTTGATTCTATGTTTCACAGAGTGCTAGATTTTAGAACTAGAATTTTTGCGAATATTCAACCTGATTGGGATGGATCAGAATCCACTTACGAAACAACTAAGGCTTTGTCCCCAGACATTGAGACTAGAGAAGAAGAATTAGGTCAATTAGGGGTGGAGCTTTTCAATGCTCAATCAAAGTTTGATGATGCCGAAGCTTTTCTAAGGGAAATAAAATCACGAACAATTGCTGCCCTAAATGGAGCAAAATCTGGCACTATTGATGGTGTGCCTTGTTGCACTCTTTCACAAAGATCTGGCGGCCTGCCATTTCTAACCATAAAGAAAGTAGGAAAGAAATGACTTTAGATGTGCCTTATTACACAGGATTGCTTATCGTTACTGGTTTGATTCTTGTGCCACTATTTTGGATTACTTGCGTAACAATTGTTAAGTTAGATCGGAAGAAAAAATGACTCAACAAAATAAGCGTTATGAATTTGATGGATTTACTTTTGGATCAGATGGCGATATTGTTCTAGAAATTTCAACTGCAAAAAATCATTCCGGCTACACAACAAGATATGCAATTGAGTTAAGTTCTAAAGAAATTGTTCAACTAATCACTTTTCTGCAAGAAATCAACGATAAGGGAGCAAACTGATGGCTTATTTTGACTTAACGCAGTATCAAACTGTCCAAGAAAGAGTTGATTTGTATTGGAAAAAATTTCCTAAAGGCAGATTGAATCTTGAGCTTGTATCATTTACAGAAAATCAAGTCATTTTCAAGGCTGAAGTTTACGAAAACAAAGATGATGTCTTTCCTTTGACTGTTGATTTTGCTGAAGAACGTCTAGGATCTTCGCCTGTAAATAAAACTAGTTTTGTTGAAAATTGTGCTACTTCAGCCCTGGGCAGAGCGATTTCTGCACTTGGGGGAGAGTTCAGCCCTAAAGGAAAAAGGCCGTCTGTAAGCGAGATGGCTAAAGTTGAAAGATTGAGTGCCCCTGCTAAAGGGTCAAAGAACTTTTTGGCTGCCCTGGAGAACATTCACGATATTGAAGGCTTGAGATCTCTTTACAATGAAGCAAAGCAAAATAAAGTTTCCCCTAGTATCCTTGAAGCAATCAAGGAAAAGGCTGATGGAATCTCTAGAGTTGGAACAGGCAATTAGTGTTCTGCTAGCCAACATTTTGGAGTTGAATGAGCTTGTGAAGGCTTTGCATTGTGACCCTATTCTTAGGGCTAAAATGCTTGGCAGGATGGCTGATCAGGTCAATAGGCTTGAAATTCTGAGAAATTCCCCTAGATTTTAGGGGTTTTTCTTTATCAAAATGATATAAAAAAAGGGCTTTTTATTCATCTATTTAGGGCAATTTTGATACTGTTTACACATCAGGGACAAGCCTTGATAAGGACAAAAGGACAAAAAAATGCAAAAAGATATAACTGATCTGCAAGCTTTAGATGTTTTTACAGCATTGAATGGACAAAATTATCAAGTTCAATCAGTTTCGTGGGTAAATGGCGATATCTACAAAATTGATTGCCGAAACAAATATGGCAATGAAACGGTTTTCAAGGCTAGCGTTCACACAATGGTTGAAGTTATTTATTCACTAAAAGTTGGTGCGTAATGACTTATACAAAGGAATCCCCTGAATGGTTGCTGATCAGAGCAAACTCAAACAATTGGTTTAGTAAAGAGAACCTAAAATTTTGGGGGTCGAGAATCTATTGGAATACGCTTTGCCAGATTGATGGTAATTGGTTTTTTATTACTCACGAAGACAACTTTGATGCAAGTCAAAAGCTTTTCAGTATCAGATCAATAACGCCTAAAGGTGATTTTGAAACTGTAAGTTGGCAGCAACACGAAACTTTGGTTGAATGTAAGCAAAACCTTAACAGAATGAAACAGGATGCCTAAACTCAAGATTGGCAGTCTGTTCTCAGGTTATGGTGGGTTAGATCTCGCAGTAATGAATATGTTTGATGCTGAAATTGTTTGGCATTGTGAGTGGGAAGATGCTCCGGCAAAGATCCTTGAAAAGCATTTCCCAGGCGTGCCAAATTATCGGGATGTAAGCAAAGTAGATTTTACTCAGATTGAATCTGTAGATGTTTTGACGGGTGGTTTTCCTTGCCAAGATTTATCGCTTGCAGGTAAAAGGGCTGGGCTAAAAGATGGAACAAGATCGGGGCTGTGGCACGAATTTGCTAGAGCTATTGAAGAACTAAAACCTAGATTGGTGGTTATTGAAAATGTCCGTGGATTACTTACAGCCAAAGCCGATAATGGAATGGAATACAGCCCTGAAGTATTGGCAGACCTTGGAGCAGAACCTGTTTTCACCGCTATGCAAGCCGTTCTTGGATCGCTTACCGAACTCGGGTATGATGCAAAATGGACAGGTATTCGTGCTTCAGATGCAGGGGCAGCCCACCAAAGATTCAGAATTTTTATTGTTGCGTTCCCCCAAAGCGACTGAAGGATGTCGCAGACAAGATTATGTTGATGGCAAAACTAAGGGGATGCCTGGGGCAAGCCTTGGCGTTGCTGTCCCTAGGGGTTCTACTACTGGAACGCAGGGATTGAAGAACGCTAAGTTGCGCTCTATGATTCCCTATACTCTAGGTCTAGAGATTTTGAAAGCCATCACGCAAAACTAAAAAGAAATTGGGACAAATTGAATCACAAATACAAGTATGAAGATTATGAATCAGTCTGGAAAAGTAGTCAGGCTTCCGGCAATGATCTTCTTATTCTTTTAGCTTTAGTTAAGTTTCGGCAACCCAAAGGAATGTTTGCGACTAGAGAAACTCTTGCTCTAATGATTAGATGCAACGTTGATACTGTTGATCGCTCCTTGAAGCGTTTGAAATCTTCAGGTGAATTGATTTGGGATAAGGGCAGTAGTCATTCTAAGCGAGCTAACCGCTATTTTATTTTGCTCCCTGGGCTTGATCTTGAAAAGAATAGCCCCCTAATCTCGCCCCGAAACTCGCAGGAAAAGCCCCTTGAAACTCACGATAAAAGCCCCTTGAATATCGCCCCCCTAAACAGTATTGAAACAGTAGTTAAAAGAAGGCAAGAAGTTTTGATTTTTGATTCTTCTCGTTTTAGTGATTTACATCTTGCTTCTATTGATGTTTCTGGTTTAGCTCCTTTGAAAGTTGAGCAGTTGTTGATTGGCTTTTCTGCTTCTTGGGAATGTAAGAAGGCTTATACCGAGAAGGTCAGGCTTGATCGTTGGTGGGCTTATTTGAACGAGTTTGCTGCTTCGCAGGCTGAAGGGATGCAATGATGCAGGAAATTGATTTTGAAGAATTAACTGTGGGTTGTCTTTTGGTGAATCAGGGTTTGGGTATTGATCAGGTTTCTTTGGCTGTGGATGATTTTGATTTTCCTTGGTTTAGGGATGCTTTTGCCGTGATGTTGAAGCAGTGGGATGGGAAAAAGTTTTTTGATGTGTTTACTGTGGCTGGCGATTTGAAGGATCAGGTGTCTAGACAACGTGTTTATGATTCTGTTCAGTTTGCTTTCACACCGCAGAATCTGCATTTTTACGCTTCTAAAGTGTTGGAGAAGAGTGTTGAACGCCAGTTGAAGCGTTTGGCTGTGGAGATGCAGGCTGATATTTCGGCTGATGTTCAGGATCAGATTGATGCAGTGAGATCCAAGTTGGATCAGTTGAAGGTTGTTGAAGCTTTGGAGTTGCCTGATTTGCGTTGGGATTTGCAGTTGATGTTGGCTGAGATTTTGAATCCTAAAAGGACTATTCCTACTTGTTTTTCTAGGTTGAATAGTTTGATTGTTGGTTTGAAGCAGTCTGGTCTTTATGTTGTTGGTGCACGCCCTGGGGTTGGTAAAACTGTTGTTGGTATGCAGTTGGCTTGGGAGATTGCTCGCACGGATGATGTGCTGTTTTTCTCTTTGGAGATGGATAAGACTAGCCTGTTGAATCGTGTTGTTGCTGGGGAGTTGCAGATTCCTTTGGATTCTATTGAGCGTGGATTTTTGCTCCCTGAATGGAAGTCTGCTATTTCTGATTTGATTGTTTCTGTTGAATCTAAGTTGATTATTTCTGATCGGGGTGGTCAAACTATTTCGCAGATTAGTGCTTATTTGAATTCAGTTATTTTGAAGCGTCCAATCAAGGCTTTTTTTGTTGATTATTTGCATTTGATTCAGGCGGCCAATCCTAAAGCACCTAAGTATGAACATA